GCGATAACCATTGGCTCGACTGTCTGAGCGGATGTGCGACGGCGGAATCAATCCTGGGCGGGCAGCTGTCGGCAGGGAATTTGGTATTGGGGGCGGCACAATCGGCGCCGAGAAAGCGGCGGACGGTGCGGTTTGGGTAATCGTGGCACGGCCAACAGAGTAGGCCGTGCCACACTGGGAGCACTTCAAGGAGGAAGGATGGCAATCAAGCAGACAGTGAAACGCGGGAGACCGGTCGGAGCGAAGACGGCAGAGCGGGACGTCGTCCTGGTCTTGCCGGCCGCGTGCGTGCGTTGCCACAGCACGGAGCGTGCCCCGTACGACAAGATCCGGGAGCGGGCAATCAGCGGACGCACGACGGACGGGAGGCCCTACACGCATGTCGTCTGGCGTAAGACACGCTGTCGAGCGTGCGGCCAAGCGCGCGTCGAGCGGCACTACGAGCACCGCGGGTAAGATTCTTGACGTTTTTTTGCCCACGACGATCGTCGCGGGCTGATTTGGGCTGCGCGAATCGGTTGCAGGCGACCAAACGCCAGCGAAAAGGGCGTGTCTGCCGAGGCTCTGCGCACGTGAGGGCAAGTTTTGCATCCGTAGGCTAGGGTACGGATGCAAAACTTGGGGCCGAAAACGGGCGTGTCGCGCCTTTCCAGCAGCTGAATCACACTTATCACACTTGCGCGGCCGGCATGGTCACACTTGCGCAGCCGGCGAATCACGCCGCCGGGTCCGCGCCGCCCGCTTGCGGCAAGCACACGAGGCGTACCGTTGGCGACCTGTCGGCGGCGCACGGCGGGCGGCGGAGAAGTCCTGGCACGGCGGGCCGCCGAAAAACCGTTGGCAGAAAGAAATCCGCGATCGGGATTTCAGCCGGTGGCGCGGGGCCGTGGCGCCGCTAATCTCCGCGCCATGAGCGACAAGTCGGAGGAGATCGAGGCCCTGGAAGCGATCCAAGACGCCGGCCTGGACCAGGTGACGGTGGACGGTGTGACGACCAAATGGTCCGCCGCCGCGATCGCCAAGCGGCTGCGGAATCTCCGGCTGGTTGACGACACGGACGCCAATCGGCGGCCGGTAGCGTGCAAAATCAAGCTGAGCTGACGTGATTCCAGCACTGAGCACAACCACCGTACAACGACGCCGGAGAGCCGGGACGGACGCTACACACGGACGTCAGGTTTTGCGTTTGGGAGCGATGGCCTCCCCGCCCTCCGGACGCCGTTCACGCCTGGCCGGTCTGCTGGACTGGACCGTCAGCAGGCTGGGCTATGCCGTGGTTGACGCCTCTCAAAATGTGCGAGTCCAGCCATCCTCCGCTCTGTACTCTGAGGACGATCACCTGCCGGTACGAGACCGCAAGAAGCTGATCGCCGCCACGCGGGACTGCCAACGGAATTTCGAGATTGCCAGCTGGGCGGTACGCAAGCACCTGGACTTCGTTGCCTCGTTCACTTTCCAATGCCGATCGAAAGACCGCGGCTTCCGGCGAGACGTTGAGCAGTACATCACGGACAGGTCAACACGTCAGGCGTTCGACGTAGCGCGCCGTCACCCTCGCCGCCGATTCACCAGGCTGCTGGAAGCGCGGAGAGTAATCGACGGGGACGTCCTGGCCTTGAAGCTGTCCGATGGGAGCCTGCAAGCGATTGAATCGGATCGCGTCCGGGACCCGGCCGATACGACGACGGGCACTTGGACGCACGGCATTCAGACCGACCGAGCCGGCCGTGCGCTGCGGTACGCGATTCATGCCCGCGACGGCAAAGCCTACAGCTTCGAGCGCACCATCGGCGCGGAATCCGTGATCCATCACGCGCACTGGGAGCGGTTCGACCAGGTGCGCGGCATCACGCCGTTTGCCAGCGGCGTGGCCCGGCTGCTGGACGCCCACGAGACAATCAACTACGCGGTCGCCAAGGCGAAGATCGCCCAGCTGTTCGGCCTGGTGACGACCCGCAACGCCGACGATTCGCCGGCGCCGGTCGAGAGCAGCGAGACCACCGACAGCGAAGGCAACAGCCGGACTGAGCACACCATCGACTTCGGCAAGGGGCCTGTCTTCTTGGACCTGGACCCCGGCGAGGACGCCAAGTTTTTGGAGAACAAGACGCCGCCAATGGAGCTGGTCAGCTTCATCGACGGACTGATCGCGTTGGCGATCAAGGTCCTGGACATCCCGACGTGTTGGCTGTGGGAAGAGAAAGCCACCTGGCACAGTGCGCGGTCCGCAGCCCTGTTGTACCTGCGATCGGCGGCGGAGAAACGCGCCGACGTGGTGGAAGTGCTGAGCGAGTGGGCGGATTGGCAGTTTGCCCGAGCGTTCGGAGATGGGACGCTGCGACTGCCGCGCGGGCTGGACAAGATCGATTACGCCTGGGTGCCGGCTGGCGTTCCGTGGTGGAATCCGGCCCAAGAAGTGATCGCCGACATCAAGGCGGTAGAAGCGGGATTCCAGAGCCGAAGCGACGTCGTGTTGGAGCGCACCGGGCGCGAATACACGGACCTGCTGGACCAACTGGAGTTCGAAGAGGACGAAATCCGCCGGCGACGCATCCGCATCACCGCGGCGGCTCCGGCGGAAATCCAATCTGATCCGTCCGACCCGTCCGACGATTCCCAGGAGCCCCGCGAATGATCATCAAGCCGGAATTGGGCAGAAAACCCACAGTCGAACGATTCCGCGGGCCGATCGTCCGTGGTCTGTCCGTTGGCACCGGCGAAGTCCGGCCGGGGAGCGGGATCTTTGGGGCTGGGCTGATTCAGGGGATGGCGGTCGTGACACGGGGCGAGGCCCTTGGGCACGGCGTGTGGTTGGACGGTGCCTTCGTCGACCAGGTGCAAGCCGGCCTGGACCGCTTGACGCGCGGGCCGGGCAAGGGCGCCAAGGCCCGATTCACGCATCCGGACATGTCCAGCGACGGTCTAGGCAAGACCCTCGGCCGCGTGCGGTACGGCAAGCGTGACGGCGACATCTTGCGCGGCAATCTGCATTTCTACCGCGTGGCACACGAGACGCCGGACGGGGACCTGGCGAAGTACGTGATGGGTTTGGCCGACGAGGACCCCGCCGCGTTCGGCGCTTCGATCGTGTTCGTTCACGACGTTTTGGCGGAGCGTGAATTTGCACTCGCCCACGGCGGCACGGCGCAGGATGACGATTTCGGCGGCTGGGTGGATTACTCGGGATTCATGAGTCCGGACCCGGACAACGTGCAAAACCTGCCGCACGCCCGCCTGGCCGATCTGCTGGCCGTGGACGTCGTTGACGACCCGGCCGCGAATCCGGGCGGGCTGTTCTATCGCGATCCGGTGTTTACCGACGCCGAGGCGATGGCGAGGTTTGCCCTTGGGCTGTCCGCCGAGGCCCCGGCGATGACCGCCCTGAGTATCGACCCCAAGCGCGTCCAGGTTTTCGTTGCGAAGTTCCTGGAGCGACACGATTTGACGATCGTTCCCAAGTCCGAATCCGGAGCAAAGGAGGAAAGCCCCGTGAGTGAACAACAGCAGGCCGCGCAGGATGCGGGCCACGATTTTCGAGCCGAGTTGAAGCGATTCCGCGAAGCGTTCGGCGCGCAAGGCGTCCAGTGGTTCGAGGATGGCAAGACGTTTGAGCAAGCGACCGAACTGAACGCCTGCCTGCGAACCGCGACGGAAGCGGCGGAAAAGCAGCTGACCGAACTGCGCGAACAGAACGCGCGGCTGCAAGCGTCATTGGATGCCGCGAAACAGGAAACGGACCCCGTGAGCGGAGCCGCCGCCGGCGACGCGCACGACAGGCAGACGGGCGGAAAGGTCAGCCTCAAGAGCTTGATTCGATTGCCCAACAGCAACTGAACGCGCCCCGGTGGCACGGCCTACTCTGTTGGCCGTGTCTGAATCGCGGCCCGAAGGACACACGGGCACGGCCAACACAGTAGGCCGTGCCACATCGATCACGACGTTACGCACTGACCGCCTGGCACGCTGGAAGCGTGCCGTAGCAAGGAGAGACAAGGATGTCCGACAGCCTGATTACCCTGGCCGATTTGGTGACCATCAACGGTGCTGGAGTGAGCCCGATCGAGGTCAAAGACATCATCGACGGCGCACCGCTGTTGGCCCGCCTGGCAGCCGACACCGCCAGCGACGGCACGATTCACAAATACCTCAAGGAGACCGGCGCGCCGACGGTCGGATTCCGCGATCCGGACGAAGGCCGGGAACACAGCAAGTCGACGGACGAGCTGGTCACCATCAACCTGAAGGTCTTGGACGCCAGTTTCCACGTCATCAAGGTCCTGGCCGACATCTACAAGGGCGGCCCCGACGCCATGATCGCACGGGAAGCAATCCGCCATCTGCGCGCGGCTTTCGCCCTGGCGGAGAAGCAAATCTTCAACGGCACGGACGCCAAGGGCTTCAGCAGCTTGATTTCGTCCCTGTCATACCTCGGGCACCCGATGGTCTACAACGCGGGCGGGTCGTCGGCTGTGACGTCCGTCTGGATGCTGCGGAGCACGCCGGACAACGCCGGCGTGTCCGTGATCACGGGCCAAAACGGCGACATCTCGATTGATGAAAGCTTCGTGCAGTTCATCGAAATCAGCAGCAAGAAGCTGGCGGCCTACATGACGCCGATCGAAGGCTGGCTCGGGCTGCAGATCGGCGGCGCCTACGACGTGGGCCGGCTGGCCAACGTCGATAACGGCAGCTACGCGCTGACCGACGATTTGCTGTCGGAACTGTTCGCGCTGTTCCCGGAGGATCGGCCGCCCAATCTCATCGTGATGAACAAGCGGAGCCGCAAGCAGCTGCAACAGAGCCGGACGGCGACAAGCCCGAGCGGTTCGCCGGCCCCGTGGCCGACCGAATGGGAGGGCATCCCGATCGTCAGCACGGCCAGCATTTTGAACACGGAGACGGCCGTCACGACCACGACCACGACGACGACCACTACGTCGGGGTCCTAAGCCGCACGGCGGGAGGCACGGAGGCCAGTGCCGCAAGGACGCGGCGCCCGCCGGGTTTTGTGTGGCACGGCCTACTGTGTTGGCCGTGCCTGGACTGGGCAGGACGTAGAGTACCGCAGGCACGGCCAACACAGTAGGCCGTGCCACAAGTAGGCCGTGCCACAAGTAGGCCGTGCCACAAGTAGGCCGTGCCACAAAACCATGATCACCAACCTGGTTGCCAACGCCGTCCGAACTGCGATTGGGGCCGCCAAGCGAGCGGTCGCGGTCGACGTCACGATCCAGCGCGGCGATGACAGCGTGACGACCACGGCCGGGCTGGGGCAAAGCCGGTTTGAGTTGGTCCAGGGCGACGTGATCAAAGACGTCCGCTCCTTGGACCTGCTAATCGCGATCGACGATTACGACCTGGGCGACGGCGCGGTGACGCCCGCCGAGGGTGACAGATACGAAGTGGATGACGGGGTGACCGTAATCACGCTGGAGGCGTGTCCGTACCCGCCCGAGCCGGCTTGGCGCTACACGGATCGGTTCCGCACGGCTTACCGGATTCACACCAAGCAGGTCAAGGAGGCAGACGCGGAGTGACCACGACAACTACGGCGGCGCCGGCGCCGCAACCGCTGTCCGTGGAACAACAGATCGCCGCCCAGGTGGTCACGCTGCTGAACGCTCATGCGTTCACGGTCGATTTTACGGCCGAGAGGAAGTACCAGGTCCGGACGGACTTGGAAGAGACGGAATCGCTGGTCGTGTCCGTGATCGCTCAGAGCAAGACTCGGGAGCGGTCCAGCCGGATCAGCAACGAGTGCCAATACGCGGTCCAGGTGGCGGTGCAACAGAGGATCGATCCGACCGACGCGGAGCAAGGCGACGCGCTGAGCTACCTGGTCGAAGAGATTGCCGATTACCTGGACAACGATTGGCAAATGGAAATCGACGGCTGCCAAGTGTCGTTGATCGGAGAAGAAGCCAACCCGCTGTGGTTGCAGGATCACCTGTTGACCTTGCGGCAGTTTACGAACGTGACGACTTACACTTTCACAGTTGAGCGGGAAAGGAATCCCACATGACCATCAGCGCGGGATCGGCCATCGGACAGGCTGGCAAATTGTATTACAATTCCGGGACCAACACCTCGCCGGTGTGGGTCGAGATCAAGCGGGCGAAGGACGTCAGTTGTCCGCTGACCAAAGGCGAGGCGGACGTGAGCCGGCGAGAGTCGGCCTGGGAGATGTTCATCGGAGCGCTGAAAAGCGTAGGGCTGAATTTCGGCTACCAGCACAAGCGCGGGACAGACAGCGTGCGCACGGCGTTGCTGGCCAGTTTCGTGAGTGGCACCCCGATGCAGTTTGCCGTGATGGATCAGGACATCACGGCCGACGGCGCGCTCGGAGCCAAGTTCTACGGGGAGGTGTTCGAATTCCCGCTCGAACAGCCGCTGAAGGATGGCCAGACGGTGGCGTGTGTCGTCAAAGCGACCGAATTCGAAGAGCCGGCAGGAACCCTGATTGAGCCGACAATCTTGACGGTCACCGGGACAACCACGACCACGACCACCGCCGCGCCGTAAGGTCCCTGTGTGGCACGGCCTACTGTGTGGCACGGCCT